TTTGGATACCTCGGATAAATTGGATATTTTTGGATATTTGGATTATAACAGATTAATAATCAGTTGTCAATAGACTTTTTCAAATTCTCAATAGTATTTGACATACCAGAGAATAGAAGCAACATATCAGTTCCCTCTGGAAAACCTAAGAGTTCCACTGATTTTTGCAAATGCTTTTTAAGGTCTTTTGCTTCTTGGTCATCAGAGAGAGTGATACGAGTATACATTACTCTTTGCCTCTCCAATAATTCAGTAAGTTTTTCAATGTGGTCAACTTTATCATCACGACTAAAAGTACCAAACTTCATTGCATTCTTGTAAATAGACATCTGCAATTCGTTTATCTCTTGTAGTTCTTCACGAACAATATCGGAATCAAAAAAATCACTCATTTACGATTTCCCGTAGTATTTTTTTAAAGTTGAATACATTAATATTTAGGAAAGGTTTATACTTCCTAATTTTCATACTGACGGTTTCCCATACAGGATCAAGCAGTTTTTCGTCAAATTTTTCTGAGAAAGAAAAAATAATGTCATAGATAACAAATGTTTCGAGTGAAATATCACCACCTAAAAATCTCTTCAATATAATAGGATGTCCCGTTTTACATTCAAATAAAGCATCAAGTTTATTTTCTCCTAATAACTTATTTGAATCTTCTTTAAAGAGATACGATATACTCTGTTGCCTTCTCATCCAATCTGCATAGGTTCTCTCACCAGAATTGATAATCTCACCTATCCACAAATTTTTAGGATTATCTGTAGTAACAAAGTTTGCAAGTAAAAAGTTTATTATTTCATCATCAGAGTACTTTCTCGATGTTTTTTCAAACCAATACTTATCTTTTCTTTTATTAAAAGATGTCATAGTTGCACGAGACTTACCACCATATCTAAAAAAGTCATACTTACGATTAGTAAAATGACTTTTCATCGAAAGATATGATTGATAGGTTTCAAATGGTGTCACTTTCATCTTCACTCACTTCAGTATCTAATTCTGTAATCGCATCAACAGGAACTTCTGCAGATCCTATTCGATACCAGTGTTGGTCAACACCAATACTATCAGGTCTTACACCTAAGTATTTTAAATCAGGAAAAGAATGCTCACGAAGCATCGCTTGCAATCTCCAGTGTATTAATTCAGTTTTAGAAGGCATTATAAAGGTAATTTTGCTCTTGATGTAGGTTTCATAAAGTTAAGTCTCGTTGCATCCCATTTCAATCTTTCCTTTAATGGTTTGGATATTAACTTCGATACTGATTCTACCTCAATATTGTTAGTTTCGCAATAGTAACATATTGCATCTATATAATTGAAATCTTGTTCTTCAGCAACAATTTTTTCAATTTCGATTGCAAATTTAGAAGGAGTCAAGAATTTATTCTCGATTGCCTGTTCTAGCTCTTTATTTGGTTCCATAGAGTTCCAGTTTATCTTGAATAAATTTGTTAATGTATTCTCCGAGGAGTTTGATATACTTTGCTTTGTTGTATTCTTCATAGACGATGCATTCTCCATTTTCACAAGACATAATAACTACAAGTTTTTTAACAGATATACCTGTTAATTCATATAACATACAACCGTATGCCATGCACTGGACAAAATAATGTTCAATCCAGTCTCTAGGTTTTGGTTTTTTTGATGTTTTGAAATCTATTATTGCTAACTCATCTTTATATTCAGCAATACAATCGACTGTTCCAGCAATTCCAAGTTGCTTACTATAAAGAGCACCTTCTAAAGCGTAAATATTATTTATATTATTAATTTTTGCTTTAGCGACCTTAAACAGAAAATCTGATATTGGAGGAACCTTTGGTAACTCCTCATGATTATATAGATGATTTTCTGTGAGGGTATGAAAGTCAGTTCCACGGGTGGTTGCTGCTTTCGTAATTCGGTCTGCTTCTTCATTACCAACTCTTTTTCTCCAATCCAGAAATATCTGTTTATTGAAGTGACTCGTAATAGATGTAATTGAAACTAATTTAAGTAATTCATCTTCGTCAGGCACATTATAATAACGTACACCATCAATTGTTTCTCTTGATAACTTAGGAAGATCAATATCTACATGATTAAACATTAAAGACCAATTTCTAGTTTTGCAATAATATATTCTTTGACAAGTCCAGAACGAACTATATCATCAATACCAAACTCTATTATATCAAAAGATGGCATTTTACGCAAGATGTTTAAAAAATCATGTATGCCATTCCTGTCATTTGTTTTGACTAAATCTGTTTGACTAGCATCTCCACAAAAAACTATACGACTATTTTCTCCAACACGGGTTATAATAGAATCTAATTCATGGAAATTTAAATTTTGAAATTCGTCAACAATCACAATCGCATTATCTAATGTAGTGCCTCGTATGAAGGATGTGCTCCAAAATTTTATTGTTTCTTGTGCTTTAAGATTTCCATATAACATTTGAAAATCTGCATCAGTCGGCATCTGAAACATATATTTTACCATATTTTTATATGGTATCTGATATATGTCTGCCTTGTCCTCATGATCACCAGGTAAAAATCCAATCTCACGAGTTGAAACTAATGAACGGACTAGATATATTTTTTCATAAGGTGTAGTTTCATCTAATACATCTGAAAGTGCATTATATAATGAAATAAAGGTTTTACCCGTACCAGCTGTACCATATGCAACAATATGTTTATTTTGTGAGTAGGATTCAAAAAGTCGCTTTTGATTCTCTGTGATAGGTTCGATATCAAGAAGATATGTTGTACTAATCGGTTTCTTTCGTTTCATTTGTTTCGTAGTTAAACCGATACCTATGGGTTGTTCCCCATTAGTCTTCTTTTTTCTTGGCATTTGTTTAAAGTGTTTTTACTCTCGAACCAGGAGATGATTTTGCTTTTTTAAGAATATCATTCCAACCTGGTTTAGTTTTTCTTAACTTATCTTTCCATTCACCTACTTCACCAACACCTGGCATTGTAGAAGGATCAGAATAATCCCTTGTCCAATCGGGATTATCCTCTTTCCAATTATCCCATTCTGTGACGCTCATCACAACTTCTTTTTGCTCACCAGTTTTTGTGTTTACTACAGGATACGTTGCCATATTATTATAAAGTTATGTAAATTTATTTAGACCAGTCCAAAGCCTCTGATACAGTGGGGAACTGTTCGGTAAAAATTGATTTGCATTCATTTGCAATCTCCATGTGTTCTTTTTGTGTTCCATGACCAGAACGTAAATCAATATAATGAATCCATGAACGAACACTACCAGACATATAGATACGAGTTGGAGTTGCTAATGGTAGAACAAATCTAGCACACTCTTTTGCAATACCCTCTCTTAATAATTCATTATATAAATCAAGTCCTTCATTAAAATAATTTTGTATCCGACCAAGTAACATTTTTGATTGTGCCTCTGGTATATCATCAATACTATTCTGACGATTTTTAGTATCTTGTCTTCTTAATTCTGGTAAGGGAATATTCGTTTCCAATAATTTTGTATCTGCGTATCGCTGACTAAATTCCTGAAATGTAAATGAACGATGCCTTAATATCTGAGCAGCAAGACCTCTAGTTGTGTTAATTTCAAGAGTCATGAACGCTTGTTCAAATATAGACCAGTGCTGATGTTTAATACAGTATCTTAATAGACCTGCATAATTATCATTTCCCTGATTATTTGGGTTGCTCACACGAGCACAATATGCCATATGTTTTTCAGCGTCAGGAGAGACGCTTACTAATGATACATTCATTTAAATCCTTTTGATGTTTTTTCTTCAATAAGTGCTAATTCATTCTTAGCAACTTTTAGTTGTTCTTTGATTAATTTATATTGTTCATCATCAAAAAGTTCTCTTTTTCTTAAGAGTCTTTCTAATAATTTAACTAATCTTTTTGCTCTACTAGTCTGGGTAGCCATCGTCATCATCGTGAAGTTCATCATAATCATTCACCCCTTTGAATGCAGGTGAATTTTTATACAAATCAACATCAGAATAAATTTCTGCTTTTATAGCGTCTACTGATAATTCTAGTTGACGAACTAATAGTTTAAGTTTTTCTTTGTCCATAAAACTATTCTTTCATCTAATTATAACATAAAAAAAGGAGAGTTGCAACTCTCTTAATTTATTATAAAGTTTTTTTACTCAATTGCAAAAATGGTAGCTACAATAATAATTCTCCTATCTTTTTTTGGTGCCTCAAGGTAATGTTTACCTGAGAATAAAATAACATCATCCTCCGATGGATTATGCTCATCCTCACCAACAAAAGTTCTACCACCACTATTAGTCAGATAAGCTAAAAAATTTACATGTGGGAAATGATGATCAACATGTGGATTTGTAAATTGATTCCCTTGCATGGGTAATATACAATTTGCATTTAATCTTAAAAAAAAGTAAGTGCTTCGATCAAATTTATTTTCATCTAAAATTTCACTTACAACATTTGATGCTAATGAAAAATATTTTGAATTTGGTTTTGAATATCCATACTCCTCTGGTCTAGTTAAAAAACTATGCCCAAATTGATAAATGTTTTGATGTCCATCAAAATTATATCCATGATTAGTGGTATTTTCATTATAATACCAAGAAAAATAATCACTTAAAATTATTTCTTTTAATTTTTTGTAAGACTCAGTTTTTGAATTTTGTAGAAGTTGTATCATAAAACTAGTCTTTTAACCAATATAGCATAAAAAAAGGAGGGTTGCAACCCTCCTGATTTATTAACTGCAAGGTGATGCCTTGCTTTTAACTTTAAGACCACGATACATTAAATCGTGTCTTTCTCGCTTTGCTGCTTCCGCAACAACTTTTGCGTTGTACTCTTCAGTGTCATATTCGACACCACGGTAAGTAACTGTTGCCATTTGCTTGTCCTCAGTAGTAGGGTTTTTAATCCCGTTCCTTCAGTCGGCTTTTGCGTCCCTTACGGGATGAACGATTCCGTTCCGAGTCGGCTTACTTGCGTCCCTTGCGGGATGAACGTGTGTTAATACTAACACATTCATATTATATAGTCAAGTAAGAATGTAACAACCGATACAAAATCCCTACAGGTCAAAATTTTGGCGGGATTTTTTTTCGAC